TGACTAAACCTTTGTGCCATCCAGTAAACCAATCAGGATTTAGTTTAGGTAGGAATGTCTTGGCATAGTCGCTTGATAGTATTGCTGAAAGTAAGTTCTGTTCAATCATCATCTAATGTCGCTAAATTTTTGAGTTCAAATTTATTGTTAATTTCTTGGTAAGGCAACTCGTCTTCCCATCTGCGTTGGTTAAGGTAGGTTGTAAAGTGTGGAACGAAGTTTAACTTGTCGTTGATCTTGTGGTTGTTAATATAACGTGGTATATGCTTTTCTATCTCCTCACGTTCTTTAGGTTTTAATTTAAACCATTTCTGTTCACTTGTCTGCTTGTTACCTTTTCTACCATAAGCAGCCCACACCTTTTCAAACGATTCATTTTTATTATCATTTTGATTATCATTTACATTAGGTTCTTCTTTGGTTTCTTTTAGGTTTTGTTTAGGTTTCTCTTTGGTTTCTTTTTGCTTTTTAGGACGACCACCTTTAGATCCATTTTCATACTTGCGAATGTTAGCATCTAACTGTGGTTTAATTAAAGTAAAAATTGTAGCAGGTAAGCCTTTCAGCTTAATGTCCTTTTTGTTTAGACCATACTCAAAGACGGCTTTCCAAACTTCTGCCTGGTGTGTTGGCTCAAGTTCCTTGATGGCATCATAGAACGAGCGGTAAATTATCATTGACTCTCTCATAATAAAAAAAGGTCGAGGCAGTTAGACGTGAGAGAGACATCTAACCACACCGACCCAATATCTTTAAACTTAACCAACTCTCTCTTGGTTGTTGTTTACACTACAAATATACTAATAGAATCTTAATTTATCACCACGTTCTTTGAAATTGTAAATTTCTTCAAGTAGTGCCAGGTAAGTTTTGGTATTAGTACAGTCAACTAACTTTGCAGATTGATACTTAATCTTCTGCATCATTTTCTCGTGAGAGTAACCTTTTATATTGTATAAGTTAACTAATGCTCTGACAAAAGAACGTCTTTTATATCCATCGTAGAATAAATGCCAATCATTCAACCATTGTAAAATAATTGCACCTCTCGTTTTATTATTTAAAACTAACTCACCATTCTTTAACTTGACCGAGTTTTCACCGTCATCACTTGCATACATCGATAATAACATACTTACACCTAAATTAGTTTGTTTCATCAATTTATTTAAATAACAATATTCAGTAAAACCCATAGAGCAATAACCATCTATGTAATCTTGATAAGCCCAATTTTTAGAATTAGCATTTAAGATTTGAATCTCATTCAAGCCTAAACCTTTTACCTTGATATAGTAAACTGGTTTATTGAGCTGACGGCATACGTTAAATCGGTGTTGACCATCTATGATTTCAAACTTCTCATTTACGAGAATAGGGTTAGCATATAGCAAATCATTATGCTTTACGCTTTCGGTTAATCTCTTTAGATGGAGTTCGTTCAAATTACGGTTGCCATCTTTACTCTTAAATTTAGAGTAGTCGTTTGTTTTGTAAACTTGGTTTACTTCTTGTTGGAGGTGGTTACTCGTCTTCGCCATTGCTCCTGATGTAATGTTAAACATTTGATTTGTTTTTTATTTTCTTTAAATAATTCTTTCCAATCTCATAGATTGATACTACGATTAAACCAAGAATAATCGCGATCGGTAAAAATATTACTGGTGTTTCCATACTTCAAATATAATTATTTTTTCTTTATTGCAAAATTAATTTCAAAAAGTCGTGAGCAATAGACAACTTTTCAGTAACCTCAAACTCAACATCGTGCTTCTCAATCTCGGCAACGTGCAACTGTTTTTGTTTTGGCATTCTTGGATCATAACTAACGAAGTAACCCTTGTCTAAATTGGTTGCCAACATACCGAGTTGCATCTGCCAGTAGTATTCAGGATGGATGTCTTTAAGAGTACCTGCATCATAGATATTAAAGTTCTTCAAATGGATACCCGAATTAAACGGACATTTGATTTCAAGTATAGCATCTGAACTTAATCCGTCAGGACTATAACCACTGTTATCCAAGTAGGGAATGAACACATAGTTTTCACCTCCGTAGTATGTCCACTCTTGGAAGTCTAATTGAGAGAAGGTATGGAAGGCGTTAGGCTCTTGTTCCTTACCCCAATCAAGGGCAGCACCGAAAGCCATCTTGCGTTCACCAGTTAAGATTTCAGCTGCCTTCTCATAGATGTATGTCTCTGCCGTTTTAGATAGGGCAGAACCACTTCTTGAGTTGCTCATTAGTTTGTGAATTTCTGAAGCGGTGAAGCGAGTTCCTCTCGCATCTAACCACTTGTCTTCTGATTGTGTTAATGTTATTTCCATAATGTATTTTTAAAGGTGCAAAAACATATAATTTGTACGTTATGTTGTACATTATATGTAAATGCACCGATTGTTATTTGTCAAGTTTTTTGTGCAATTTACTTGACTTTTTTTCATATCTAAATCCTTGAGTCATCATTCATTTAACTGCTTTTAACAACTCTAACTCTTTAGCACCTACCGTATATTTGCGAGTAATGTCAGCAATTGGGTTGCCCTTCTGCAAATGGTCAAGTGCCTTCTCCCACATTGGATGCTGTTGGTTCAACACTTCCTTCACCATCTTCTGTGGTTCTTTAACGGCAGCTGCACTATTTCCATCGTCATCTTCTTGAGATAAGTTAAAGATACTTGCAAGGGCATAACGTCTTGCATAAGTAATTGCACTACCTTGTTGTTGTGGGTTGTTCAAATCTTTCATCCTTAACACTTGTTCACTCTGCATCCACTCGCCACTTTCAGCGTGGTAAACAGTGGTTACTAATACGTCATCATTAGGGTGTTGTGTAACAAGCAAACCACACTCTTGAAGGATAGGGTTAATGGTATCAAGGATAGATGTTAGGTCTGCATAGTTAGACTTAAAATGAGGATTTTTAGCGTTCTTTTTTACGCTACTAACCTTGCCTTGAAAATCAAATAAGGCTTTAGTTAAATTGGTGAATTTCTCTGATGTTTTCATTTGTATATTGTTTTAGTATTGTTTTCTGAATTGATTAAAATGTGCTTTGGACGTTCTCCGTAATAGTAGATAAGGTCATTGATAATGTCATACCTTGCGTCATCTTCTAAATAGGTGAATGATACAACTGATGTGTTGTCAACCTTGATAACTGCATCCTCGTAATCCTCACCGAATAACTGGTATGCTTTACGCTCAACTGAATGCAAGTCAAACACCATTGTGCAATAGGGGAACTCAACAATAAGTTCATCTACATCTACATAGATAAAAGCATCAATCTGCATCTTCTACCTCCTTTAATGCGTGACGTAAAACAACGAGAGCCTTCTCTGAAACGATGCCCTCGCCCTTTAAATACTTTCTAACGGTAGGTTGACTGATGCCAGTTGCCTCCGATACCTTCTTGACCAAGCCGTGTTTTCTGTTCAGCTTGATTCTTTTGATAATGTTTTCTATTTCCATACCACAAATATAAAATAAATTTGCGATATAAAAACAAATGTTTCTTAAATAATGTAAAAAAATTATTGGAAAGCAGTCTCTGCTATGTAATTAGCAAGTCTTTCTGACAACTCTCTAACATTGTTGTCGGTTAAATTAGGACGTATAAATGGTCGTTCTTGTACACCTTTCTTTGCTATCTTGTTTGCAATAGCATTAGCAACTGATTTCGTTGCACCTATTCTATCTTTTGCATTGGAAATATACTTGCGTTGTATCTCCTCTTTGTTTTGTATCCAATCGTAAATAGATTGCACTGGTGGTCGACCTCCTGCCTTCCTTCCGTATTCAACGTACTCCCAATAGTCAACCATATTAATAGTTAAAGTCACACCATCTTTGCGTAAGCGTTGTGATACATTATCGTCATCACCTGCACTCTGCATTAAGTTACTCGATGCAACACTACCATTTTTAAATAGTGTGTCAACCATCTTCCTTTGCAAGTCATATGACCACTTGCGAATGACCTCTTGAAATGACTGCTCCTTTACTGGCTCATAAGCATCCATAGTTTTTCCGAGCAATGCTTCATACACCTTGCTCTTCCTTCTATTCTGCTCTTCTATTGATACCTTAAAAAAATCAGCCATTCAAAACCTTTTCAGCATAGTCATAAAAATCCTCTAACCTATTCATCCATCCACGACCAAAAGTTGCAAATGATTTTAGACCTTTTAAAAATTGCACTCTGTGGATATAACAACCATCAAAAACGTATTGCTCTCCTTTGCTCTTTATAAGACCATTTAAGGCACTCAAAGTCTTTTTACCTATGATACCATCAACTGCTAATAAAAACCCTTCAGAACGCAAGTAATGTTGCAACTGACGTGCTGCACCACCTACACCTGAACCCCAAGCAAAGTCTGCCCAAAATTCTGCAATGATATCTGACTCAATGTCATCACCTTTAATGCCGTCCCAATAGATACGATAGATGCTTAACCAATCCTCATCGGTCATAGCATAGAACCTTTTGATTGACTCTTCTGAATTTCCGTGTACACTTCTCCAAGCTGCCCAAGTTATTCCCTTGTTTGTGTGGTAACCACTACCATCAGGAACGCAATTGATTGCAGCTGAATCTAACTTGTGCTTTGATAAGCCACCTTCCCACTTAAGGATATAGTCTAAATTACAATGATTTATGTTGCCCATTTTTTTCGATTTCTTTGATAAGTCTATTGATATACCATTGTGCTTTTCGGAGGTCTTCCACTCCGTTTTTGCGATTGTAACGAATAACGTACTTAAGAGCATTGCCCTGACAATAACCTTTAAATGCTTCATAACTCATACTTGCTTTAATTGAATCTATTGCCTCAACTTCTCCTTGATAATGAGGCGGATTGTTCACTATATCCATAGTTTTCTAAACTCTTCTAACGGCAAATCTATTAAAAAATTTTGGTTTCCAAGTAAATAAACGTGAGTCATCTCGTAAAATTCACTGCATCCAACTACCTTGTCAAGGTCAAGATAGCCATCTACAACGACCTCTATTTCACTCTCGTTTGTTTCTAAACCTATTTGTTTATAGATAGGGTCAACCTGGTTCTCTGTGAATACAAATGGAACAAATATCTTCATC